CGGTTCATCGTAGAACCTCATGCTCATCTGGAAAGACATTAAGTCTCGCGGCCCGCTGTTCGTCGGTGCAATCGTGTTTCCATCCCGCCAGCAATAAAACAGGTCGCCGTATTTTGTCGGACGCCATGCCCAGAACGAGCCGTTGCCGTTGTTGAAATGGTTCATAAAGCCCTTGAAGTCGGTGCCACGGATGAAGGTCGGATCGACGTTTTGCACCGTTGCGCTGGCGCTCGAACCCTTGCGTGTAACAGCCGCCCCCAGCAGGTTCCCGCCTTGGCTGACATTGGATTGCAGCATGACATTCGTCGGCGTGATTGGTGGCGTGTAGCCTTGATAAAAGCGCCGGGGAATGGTCATCACAGTTCCCCAATACGCAACCGCTATCTCTACATCATTTGACCCTGCGTCTCTAACACGAATGCGCCAATGCGTGGCACTCACCTCGTCAAAATAAAACAAGATGGCCTGATTGTCCGTTGGGTAGATGTTGCCTGATCCGCTATCCAGCCAAGTACTCCCGCCGTCGGTGCTATACTGAGCCTGCACGCGAGCGCCACTAATTGAGCCGATATTGTGCGCGGCAATGGCAACCGCATTCAGCGATTGCGCAGTGGCAAAGACCATTTGCAAGGCCGCTGTGCCGCCAGACGGCGAGGCAACCCATGCGTCATAGGTCGTGCCGGTTGCCGACAGCGTCGCGCTTTCTACCTCCGTGCCGGTGGTCGTGCTAAGGGTGCCGGATAGGCTCTCCCAAAGTACAATCGGGTTATTGCTGGTCCCGTTTGTAGCCAGTTCTGCGGCTTTGGTTGGGTCTATTAGGATGCTCATCAGGCAAAACTCACTCTTAGGCCCCGGTCGCCAGCCTCGTCCTGCAATCGGTTGAACAGGCTTTCGAGGCTTGCCCCGCTGATAAATTCGTCTGCGCTCATCCCGCTAAGGCGCACATCAAGCGGGGCTGCGGAAGGCGCTGCGGCGGCTGATGCAACTGCCCCGGCTGCTGATGCGCCACCACCGCCGGGCGTGACGCCCTTGATTGATTGCACCGCGCCCAGCCCGGTTGCCAAGACTTTTGCAAACGCCGCCAAGTTTCCCGGGAATGGCAGTTTGAGCGCTTCAGCAGCCCCCGTGAAGGCACTGACCAGTGCCTGCGCTGCCCCAAAGGCTTTGGAAATACGCAGCATGTCTTCGTTGCCGCTTTGAAACGCACTCGCCATATCGCCCAAGAACTGATCTGCTTTTTGAAGGTCAGTGCCGTAGCGATACGCATCAATGGCGGTCATTTTGTCAGCGTGTTGCGACTGCGCCTGCTCCATCAGCGCATTGTATTCCTGCTGGGTCAAAAGCCGCTGCTCCAGCGCTTGCTGCAATGTTGCTTGCTGCCGCTGAAAGGATGCAATCTGCTGCTCCTCTTGCGTCATTAGGGCATTCTGAACGCTTTCAAGTTCAGAAATCAACGGGTCGGCACCGCCACCACCACCACGACGCCCTCGGCCACCGCCCCCATCAGGCGGCGCACCAGGCGGCAAAAGTTGTTCGTCCGTGAAGCCTTGCAGATAAAGAGGAACGCCGGTTGTGACATTTTGAGATGCAGCAGCAAGTTGATCCATGAATTGACGCGCACGATCCGTCTCGCTTGAAAGCGTAATCATCTCCGAAATTGCACGCTGAAGTTCAGGAGGTATTTTTGCCAACTCTACGTTGTTCTCTTCCAGAAATGTCAGGACTTGCTGCAATGCCGCTTGCTGACCTTCAAAGGTTTCTGCCGCGCTTATCTGTCCAAGTAATACCTCAAATCGCTTGGCCTCATCCCGCGCAAGGCCAAAATCCTTGGCAATTCGATCAATGGTATTTTTATAATCCCGGCCAGCTTTTTGCGCAGCAGTGTATTTGCTGGCAACATCATCAAGTAGGAGGATTTCCTCTTGCAGTCTGCGTGCGGCTTGCGAAGCAGCCAGTTCAGCCTGGGCAATGGCAAATTGCAAAACCCGCTCAGTGGCTGCGCCATATTTTTCCACCAATTCCTCTGTGGTCATATTCAAGATTTTCATTGGCGCTTCCATGCTGTCAATGGTGTCTTGAATGTCACTCAGAGCGTCGTCAAAAGTTTTCGCACTTTCGCCAGCCGCTGAAAAAGCAAATGCCAATGCCGGAATGCCAACACCAGCCAACACACCAACGACAGCACCTATTGTGCCGAAACCGCTGGCAAGCTGCGGCAACTGCTGCGCGAACACAGTGCTGGCCCGCGTGCCCATTGATAACTGGACCGCAATATCCTGAAGCTGATAAGATGTGTTGGTAATTGACGCCCGCGTTTGGCGGGAAACCCTACCAAGGCGGCCCATACTGCCACTAAACCCCTTTGTGCCTTTGTTGGCCTTGTTTGCCTGCGCATCAAAGCTAGAAAGCTGCTTGCTGGCCTTTGCCAAATCAGACTGAAGGTCGGCGCTGTCGCCGTTGATTTTTACGTTAAGGGCTGCGAGTTCCGTCATTCATCTTTGCCTTATGTCTGGCCCTTGCATCGGCCCATTCAGCCTGCGAAAAGCCGCTCCGCGTGGAACCGCCCTTCGTTAGATCTTCGATCCTTTTGTTTTCGGCAATCTTGCCATCCAGTTCGACCCACCAATCACAAACGGGCAAAGCCCAAAACTCACTTGGCTGCATGCCCCATGACCGGGCCGCTTGATACGCATTGCGCTCGAAAGCGGCCCATGTCACTCCCCCGACGATGCACCACTGTCCTCGCCATCCAGTTCCTGCGACTTCGGCGTCACAATCATGGCGATATAGTCCAAGGCAATGGTCTTGGCCTCAAGAAAGCCATTTTCAACGACCATTTCCTGCACCTTTTCCAGCGTCATATCGCGGCCAGTCGCTTTAATGCCGATATAGAGGATCGTCGGCACGTTCTTGACCGTGAATTGCCATTTCGGGTGATATACCTGCCCCACGCCCGACAGCATGGCCTCAATCTGCGCCTCGCGGGCAATGGCAAGTGGATCTCCTACCTGCTCAGACAGATCAGACGCTGCGCCGAACGTGGCAGCAAGTTCAAGTTCATGGCCTCCGAGTGACGCCTTTAGCTTTCGCATAAATCACCTTACGCCGAGGATGCAGTGTAAGTGACCGTGCCGCTGGACTGGAACGTAGCCGAAAACTCAACAGCACCATCATGCTCTCCGGTCAGTTCAAACGACGACAGATGATATGTGCCGCTGACGTTGCCGGGCGAGGCCAGCGAAGAAGGCAAGTCAATCTGCAACGTCTCGCCAGTTGTGCTTGCGTTGTAAAATTCAGCAAGCAGAACCTCATCTGATGAAATGCCGCCAACAGTGACTTCCACCGCTTTGACGCCGGGTGTAGCAAGCAGGGTGCGCCAGCCGCTGTCATCGTCAGTGGTCACGTCCACCATTTCATTGGTGTTGGTCATGCCACGGGTGCGAACACCGACCAGCGTGGTCGAGTTCCAATCAATGGTCAGTGATCGACCGTTAAAGCCAGCCATTTTTAGTTCTCCTTCTGGATCGTTAGCCGGAACCGCATGACACCGTGCCGGGTTTCCCCATCTGGGTCACGCATCGCCTGCGAAAACTCGCATAGGCAATCTACCACATTATAGCCTGTCTTGGATAGAGCGCCGCGATTTAGAATGTCATAGACCTCGCCCATGATGGATTTGGTCTGTTTAAAACCGCTGGTCCTGCTCCAAATGTGAACGGTGATTGTTATCTCTTTGCCGAGGGTGTCGTCTGTGTCCCACGCCGTTGTGGTGTCGTCACCGATCACGACATAGGGGAAATTCTGGCGAGGCATACCTTCCGGCAGATAAGGCACGTCGTCATAGACGCCCGCTGTGATCTGGCCGCTCAGTGCGTCAAAAACAATCTCTTGGGCTGCTGTCTCAAAACTCATATCCGCGCCTCCAGCTTGGCCTTGAGTTCTTTTGCAACGCCTTCTGCCGCTTGGCGAAAACTGCGCTGAAGCCACGGGCGTGCGGCCATCTTGGAAGTGCCAAACTCAAGATATGCGCCATAAATAATATTTGTGCCGACTTTGGCCCGAATGTTTGCCGGTGTCGCAAGAATGCTTTCGACATTGCTTGCCAACCGACCCGTGTCGCTCATCGGAAATTGCCCCGGCGCTGACGCAGTATGCGTCACTGTCCCACGCTTATAAGTCCGCCCATTGGCCGGGCCTCGCTGTATGCCTCGCACTGCTTCGTTCTGAGTATCCATCGCCACGTCATTGATGGTGTCAACCAACAGTTCATCGCTCAAATCGCCCAACTTTCGCAGATCTGCAAGCAAGTCGTCCACCCCATCAATTCTTATCTCTACCCGGCTCACGACGGCTCACCCTCGGTTAGCGATAATTCCAGCCACTCGCCTGCGTCTTCCACATCAACAATAGCCGTGATGTTGTACGTCCTGCCCCGGTAAACTACCCGGTCAGCCGCGCTGTAATAGGGCGCACCCTCTGCGTTGCCCCGGAAGCGGATTACAGCACGCACGGACAGGCTTGGCTGTATCCGCATGGCCTGCACCCGCTCGTTGCCGCTCATGGGCTTCCACATGGCCCACACGGCGTCTCCAGCGCTCCACGTCTCGGTGTAGCCGCCCATGCCATCCGCGACCTGCGTCTTGCTTTGGATGGTAATGCGACTGCGTAGCTGCCGCGCATTATATTTGGAGCAGCAGCTTACCATGCTAATTCGTCAGCCCGGCGATACGGTGCCAGCAGCCGCTTAATTTCTGCGGTCATGCCCTCGCACCCGTCATAAAGC